ATTCTTTTCATGCAGAATTGAAAAGTGCTATCGAAATGGTGCCATGGCTTAAGTCTAAATACCAAGTTGGTATTGACTTCATACGTGGTCATAATGGCACCGAATTCCTTTTCAAAGGGCTGCATCGTAACCTTGGATCTGTCAAGTCAATCTCTGACATCGATATATGTATCATCGAAGAAGCTGAGGACGTGAGCGAAGAGGCTTGGAGAGTGCTAGAACCTACGATCAGAAAGCCGAAAAGCGAAATATGGGTTATATGGAATCCTGCCTCTAAGGATTCACCTGTTGACAAAAGATTCATCAAGAACAAACCTGATCGAACAGCGATCCAACAGGTCAACTGGAAAGATAACCCATTCTTTCCTAATGAGCTGAACGAGCTTAGGTTACACCAACAAAAAACCATCAATCCTGAAATGTATCTACATATATGGGAAGGTGGCTATTTATTCATCTCTGAAGCGCAGATTTTCAAAGGAAAGTATTCGATTCAAGATTTTGAAATAGATCATTCCTATGGGCATCCCTTACAAGGTCTCGACTTTGGTTTCTCTCAAGATCCAACAGCTGCAAACAGGATCTATATAAAAGATAACATTCTTTATATTAGAAACGAGGCAAGCCGTGTAGGTCTAGAGCTAGACGAGACGGCAGCATTCATAACAGGAGAGATAGAAGGCTTTGACCAGTATGTCATAAGGGCAGATTCAGCAAGGCCAGAATCAATCAGCTACCTATCACGCCATGGCCTTCCTTTTATTGAAGGCGTTGAGAAATGGAGTGGTTCGGTTCAGGATGGCATTGAGTTTATGAAATCTTTTGATAAAATAGTCGTGCATCCCTCATGCAAAGAGACAATAAAAGAGTTTGTTAACTATTCCTACAAGAAGGATGCTAGGACTGGTGATATATTGCCGATCATAGTTGATGCCTATAACCATCATTTAGATGCATGTTTTTGTGGAGACACACTAGTTGTTATAAATGGGAAAACTTTGAAAATAAGAGACATACCAGAAACAGGTTATATCAAAGGTTTTAACGGTAATTATTTTAAATATGATTTAGGTGGATATATAAAGCACGACAAAGTATATCGCATAACAACAAGTAATGGTAAATTCATCAAATGTACTGGTGATCATGAGTTTTTAACCGATGAAGGGTGGATTAAAGCTATTGCCTTAGAAGGAAAGAAGTTATGCGTATCAAAATTATTTCAGATACAGAGCAAGAATTTAACGGCAAAAGATATAAAAAATACAAAGGTGAAAAATACTATTCACGAGGGACATTATTTGGTGGATCTTTCAGAATACACAGGGAAGTTTGGGAATTTCATCACGGAGAAATCGAAAAAAATTATGATATCCATCATATTGATGGCAATACGAATAACAATAATATTGAAAATCTTAATAAGATCATCAAAGGAAAACATAGCTCTTTCCACCTCAAATCTTTCCATGCAAGAAATCCAGATTTTGCAAAGAAACAAATCGAAAAAAATCAAGAAAAATGCAAAGCATGGCATTCATCAAAAGAAGGGCATGAATGGCATAAGAAGCATTATGAGAAAATCAAAGATAATTTTCATAAGAAAACTAATAAAAATTGCAAGCAATGCGGAAAAGTATATCTTACATATGATAGAGAAACACCCTTATTTTGCTCAAATAAATGCAAATCTGCACACAGAAGAAAAAAAGGAATTGATAACGAACAAAGAACTTGTAGCTATTGCGGCAAAAAATTTATTACAAACAAATACAAAAAAAGCGCCCATTGTTCTAGAAGTTGTTCCTCTAGGAATAGAACCTACGTATTGTTTAAGAGTAAAGAATAGTGGTTGTTTTTCTCTAGAGAATGATCTGATAGTATCAAATTGTAGGTATGCCCTAACTCCGATGATTAAATCACAACTTTTTGACTACGGGAGTATTCTATAATGTTAGGCAAAAAGAAAGATAAAGATATAGTACCAACAACAGATGGCATTACTAGCTTAACCAATGATCTAGTAAACCAACGCAACGCAACAAACACCAATAGATTTAAGTCTCAAAGAATAGACAAACAAGAATTAAGAGAGATGTTTAGGTGCGGTGTCCCTAGAAAAATATGCAATCTTAAGGCCGGTTATGCTTTGAAAAACACCTTGATATTTGAATCAAGCGTAGATGAACAATATTATAACAAGGTATTGTCTAAGCTTGTTAAAAAAGCAGCAAGGTTTCAACTGGGGTTTGGCCGTGGCATTGTCGTACTTTATAATACTGGCGATGATCTTTCACAGCCTCTTACAGAATCTTTTAATACAAAGAGAGCAAGATTTCATGTCTTTTCAGGCGACATGGTAACTAGTGGAAATATAAGCTTTGATTTACAAAGCCCTAGGTATTATAAGCCTATTGCCTATACAACAAGAAGCGAATCAATACATTGGACTAGAGTTGTTGATTTCACTTATATTGAACCTGTTGAAAACGATCTTTCATTGTATCAGTATGGCGGAATACCCGAACCTGAATTAATCTATAATCAGCTTATGAACGATGCAATAGTGCAAAGATCGAATACAAGCATAATTGAAAAAGTAAGCACTATTTTCTACAAAATAAAAGACTTCAAAAAACTGCTTCAAATGAAACAAGAGGGAAAGCTTTTAAGCTATTTTTCATCTTTAGAAAATATGAGGTCAATATACGGTGCTGGTATTGTCGATTTTGATGATGCGATTGAAACTGTCACCCAACAATTGACAGGCCTAAAGGAAATGGATGATACAAGTTTAAGGCGACTATCATTGGTTACTGGCATTCCTGTGCCTATTCTTGTTGGTGAAAATGTAAAGGGTTTGAATGCTACCGGTGAAAACGAAAGGCAGGTGCTAAACGACACTATCTCTAACTATCAAAGCGATTATTTAATAGATCCTATTAACGAATTGATGCGAAAACTAGATAGAGGTGAAGTAAAATTTAAAGATGGCATCGGAATGTCCCCAACTGATCAAGCTATTTTTGATGATAAGATCATAAAAAACGCGATGAATCTGCAAGCAATGGGAGAGGACTTTGATACCTACCTACTTGATTATGGCATTACCAAAGATTCTGATATTGAGAACTTCTTTAGTATTGAGAAGGATTAATCATGGCTATCGATGTAACCGCACCTAAGGAAACAGAAGCAAAAGAGGTCAATTATCCGAGGGGTTTTGAAAAGCGTTTTGAACGTGCCATGACAAAGATGGTTGATGCCATGTATCAACAATTTGAAAACCAAGCTATTTTGGCATTAAACCAAACTACAATTGATAAATTTGAAGACGCAAAAAATAAGCAGATTGGAAACTATGCCGAAGTCTTCAAAACCCTTTCTGCGCGAACAGTAAGAAAGATAAAAAAGCGTTTCAACAATAGGCGCATAAAGAAGCTTACTAATGACATATTGTCAGCCTTGAGCAAACAAACCCAAAAAGAATTGTACAACAGCATTCAAGTTGCTACTGGGATTTCTCAAGATGAGCTAGTAAAGCAGGAAAATCTTAACCCCGAAACAAATGCCCTCATGGCCGAAACAGAGGAATGGGTAAAAAGACTGAGGGACGATAACTTAACCGAGATGGTAGCTTCCACGCTTAGAAATATGTCATTAGGGAATGATATCCAGGGTGTATTAAAAGAATACAAAAAGCTTGAAAAGAAAAGTAAGAACAACGCTAAATTCGTGGCAAGACAGCAGCTTGCTACCTACAACTCGCTGCAGAATAAAATCAGATATCAGAATTTAGGGATAACGAAGGCAATTTGGATAACCGCAAAAGATGAAAGAGTAAGACCGTCTCATGCTGATCGTGAAGGTAAGGAATTTGATTTATCCAAAGGACTTTATAGTTCGATTGACAAAAAATATTTGCTCCCCGGTATAGACTGGAACTGTCGGTGCGTTTATAAGGTCATTATCCCAGAAGAATAAAAATCCCTAAACTTTGAAACAAGTTAGGGATGCCTATTAACGTATTTATAAAGGTATAACTTCAGTGTCAATTTAAATAATTATACACTCTTTTAAAAAAAAATATAGTTGAGTATAATGAAATTGAAATCCAAAGGAGTATTAAATGAGTGATACACTTCCAAACGTTGATATACCAGCAAAAACATGGGTTAATATCTATACTGCTACAAGCATTGCGGTAGGAACTAAGATATCTATTCAAAATATTGGATCAAGTTACCTTTACTTGTTTTCAGGCGCATCAGCTCCGGGTTCTTTTCCCGGCAGTGCTTACACTTTATTAAGACCTTTTGAAGTTGCCACAAATGATAGTGGTGATGCAGGTGCTTTCGTTTCATCAAAAGTAACTGGGAAAATAAATGTGAAGGAGTTTGTCTAATGGGATGGACAATTGACGGTGCGCAGAGTGCCAGTGTTCAAGATCCAATACCAGCAGATGGCGACTCTGTATATACCAAAGATATTGACTTAGATAATAGCGATAATTACAATTTTACCAATTCTGTTTTGGATTATTTTAATAGTTTAAAAACTATTAATACCGATACAACTGCAAACAATCCGAAGCAGATCAAAGTAGCTTTCAAGCGCACTATTTATGCAAGCGACATAGGGCTTGGGTGTGATAACCTTTTGGGTAATTTTTCTAATATAAAACTTGAGCTTCTTGGTTCTGGCGATGTAGTGCGGTTTACACTAGATCTAAGTAGTGACTCAACAAAGTTAAACTCTAAGCTTTTGTCATTCGGACCAAAGGCTTTTAATGGATTTATCCTAAGCTTTGTTACGGCTGATCAAGTTTGCCTCTCTAATATAACAGTTAGAAAAGAGACAAAAAATAATTCGGTTTTGCAAGCATTAAAACCCGATGGCACAGCAGTATTTATCGGTGCTACTGAGTCGGGAAACCTGAAAGTTGCGAATGTAGAAAGCGGACTAGCAATAGCTAAAGGCGATGTAGTAAAAACCTCTTTTGTTCATAAGTTCGGTCAAGCTCCCGATTTTGATACAGCAGACGGCTTTGTCACTATTTGGGATGGTGCGGATGATGCAAACCTTGATCTAATGAATTATGTGTTTTCAACTACAGATGCAATTGATTCTATATCTAGTTCAAATGCAGGAGATACCGAACCACTAGAAATACAAGGGCTTGATGGTGATTACAACCTAGTAACTCAAGTCGCAACTCTAAATGGACAAAATAGGGTAGCACTAACTACCCCTTTGATCCGTGTATTTAGAATGAAAAATATTGGTTCAAATAATCTGCTTGGTTTTGCCTATTGTTATGAAAATACTGCTTTAACTGGTGGTGTTCCTACTGACAAAACAAAAGTTAGAGCTTTGATTCAAATAGGTAATAACCAAACCCTAATGGCAGTGTATACAGTTCCAGCAAATACTTCTTCATATATGCGAGATTGGTATGCAGCTCAATCAAATAGATCTGCTTCAGATGCGATTATCAAAGTGAAGGCAAGGCCATTTGGTGGCGTGTTCCAGTTAAAGCATATATCAACTATCAAAAGCAGCGGGACAAGTACTTACCAGCATAACTATAAAGAACCAGAAGTCTTTGAAGAAAAGACAGATATTATAATGGAGTCAGATTCTAGCGTGAATACTGCTTCCGTTGCTGCTGGTTTTGATATTGTTAATGTAGAAAATTAATGGTTTAATAATAATATTATGATCAAAAAAATAGATGGAAAATTTTATGTATACTCAGAAACAGGTAAGAAATTATCTGAAGGGTATACTTCTGAAGCTGATGCTAAAGAAAGATTGAAAGAAATCGAGTATTTTAAGAATCAAGATGAATCTTGTTTAGAAAATCTAAATAACTCGATGACTGATAGCTTTGAAGACGCAGAGTACCAAGGGAAACAAGTCACTCTTAATAAGGTTTTCAGAACGCCAGATGAATCGAAAAAATTTGCTGTATATGCGAAGAATTCTAAAGGTGATATCGTCAAGGTTCGCTTTGGTGATCCTAATATGGAAATTAAAAGGGATGATCCTAAAAAACGTGCTGCTTTCAGAGCTAGGCATAAATGTGATCTGCAAAAGGATAAATCTACACCGTCATATTGGTCATGTCGCATGTGGGCTGGTGAAACAGTTTCATCGATGACCGATAGCATCCCCCTTTCATTCAAAGAAGTGGCAGTTTTTGACTCTGTTTCAAAGAGAGTAAGATCTGTTAGAGATGGAGTTCAAGAGTACTTAGGGCTTGAGTTAGGGTTAGAACCGCACGACAAACTTTTTAAGATTTATAGATCGCCTGAAACCATTTCATCAATAACTAAAGAAATGGAAAACTTGGCAATCATAAATGAGCATATAGATCCTAGTTCAACTCCAACCAAAAACCAAACACTCGGATTAGTCCAAGATGCAGAAGTAGTTGAATTTGTTGATCAAACAACTGACACTTCTTTAGTTTTGGAAAACAGTGTTAAGATTAATCCCGAAGTATTGGCACTTGTTGACTTAGGAAAGAATCATTTATCATTAGGCTATCTCGCTGGCGTGAGAGAGCATGAAATATATGATTTTGAGCAATATGATATTAGGCCAAAGCATTTAGCTATTGTAGACAGCGCACGAGGTGGCGATGTTTTAAGATTTATTGATAAGGGAAACGGTATGAATATTGAAGAAATTTTAAAACTTCTCGGTATGGCACCCGACGCATTACGCAAAATGTCACCAGAGCAGTTGGCAGAATTAATGCCAGCATTTGAGGCTTTGCAAAAGGGTATGGCAAGCGTGATGACTGAAGGTGAAGAAAAGCCTGAAGGTGAAGAAAAGCCTGAAGGTGAAGAAAAGCCAGAGGGTGAAATTCCTGCTGGCGACGAAAAGCCAACAGAAGACGAAAAGCCTGAAGGTGAAGAAAAGCCAACAGAAGACAAAGATCAAGAATATGATGAAAAGAAAATGATGGATTCTGATGTTTTCAAAAAGACAGTTGCAAAGTTTGCAGATGAAAAAGCAATTAAAATTGCTAAACAGCATATTGCTGTAGTAGCAAAAGCCAAAGACTTCTTGCCATCAGATTATAAATTTTCAGATAAGCTCCCAAGTGAAATAATGAAGGATGCTGTTAAGACCATATCTGACAAGGAGTTTACAGACAGCGAATTAAGCATTGCTTTTGAAATGTTAAAGAAGCCAAGCAAGTATAGCGATTTTGGCAAAGATAATTCAGAAAACAAAACATTTGAAGAAATAGGCGAAAAGGAGTTATAGCAATGACATTTTCAACAGGTTACTTAGGCGATCCAGTAGAAATAAAAGCTGGTGAATTAAAAGGCGATAACAATATAGTTTTAAGTGCTAAAACTTTTGAGGATAGCCTTAAAATAGGTCGTTTCGCAAAGCTTGATAGTGGAAGCTTAGATAATATCGACGCATCTGCTACCCCTGTTATAGCTGGTGTTGTAACAAGAAATCAGGCAAGAGCAGTTGAAGACGCAGACGTTATCGATTCAGAATATTATGAATATGCTGAATACCTTCGCAGTGGATTGATCACTGTTGACGTTGTGACAGGTGATACCCCTGCCGCTTTTGGGCAGGTTTATGTAGAAAACCAAACACCTGCTGACTATGGAAAAGCTACAACTACCTCAACAGGTAATGCGCAAGCAAGAGCAGAATTCATCGAAGAAGTTCAAACTGATGTTTGGTTAGTTAGATTGTACTAAAATCTTAGGATTAAAAAGGGATAGGACTATGAAATTAAAAAATTTATATAACCTAGAAGCGTTCAAAACAAAATTTTTGAAGTCAGGTGAATTGGCTGGTTTTGGTGATGCTGCTCCGGGTATCGTTATTAAAGAAAACCTAAAGCATATTGATCCAAAAATATTTGAAAAAAAGTTTCCAGAACTTGTTTTTTTAAATTCCGGTTTCACTGCAAATAACACAGGCGGATATGCAAAAATTATCCAGTCTCTAAGAACACAGCCAAGCGGTTCTTTTGCTCTCGCTGGTGATCGATCAGACAATAAAGGAAAGATTACCGTAGAAGGTGAAGACTCTCAGATTAATGTATATGAACATGAGGCGCAGTCTTCGTGGTCTGATAGTGAGATCAAAGAGGCAAACCTACAAGGGATTAACTTGCAGCAGGATCTTGTTTCATCTCATATGTTAATCTATCAAAGAGAAGTTGACCAGATTATCGCAACTGGTGTTAATGGAAAATCTACAAGCTTAGGCCTTTTGAATAACACTGCTTTCAGTTCTACAGCTGCTAGTGGTGCAATTGGCACTCTTACTCCGCAACAAATGTATGATGAAGTTTCAGACCTCATCCTAGCACAGCATAACGCTGTTCAAAATACTGTTGAATATATGGCAAATAGGGTAATAATGCCCGTAAGAGTATATAATACTCTAGCAAGGACTATTCTTAATGCTGCTGGATCAACAAAATCTGTTCTTAAATCTCTTCAAGACAACTATCCAGACATTCAGTTTCTAATGTCGTTTAGAGCAGAGAGTGTTAGTGGTTCTAGTCGAACAGTTGCATACTCAACAAATGAGCAAGCATCTGTTATTAGAATTCCCGTTCCTCTATCTCTTTCAGAGATTACAAGAGTAGGATTCAAGTACATGGTAGAATCTAAGTACAGAATCGCTGGTCTTGATATTCTTGAAGCAACTTCAGGATATATCCTAACAGGTCTCTAAAAAAGGGGTTAAGATGTCTGATAAGAAAAATAAAAAGCAAGCTGATGCAAACGCTAAAAAGATTGCTGATCAGCTTGCCAGAAAAGATGAAGAACCAGTTAAAAAACCAGTTGAAAAGCCTATGCCCAAAAAAATAAAAGTTGCTTTAGACAACTTTGAAATTATGGGCGTTAGTATCAAGGCAGGTTTTTCCCTTAACAAAAGCTTGATTGAAAATGAAAAGTTTATGAAGAGATTCAATCGAGCTATTGAGATTGGTGTAATCAAATGGCAATAAGCGACGATTTCATTGCTAGGTTTCCACAATTTGATCCTGTTGATCAGGATGCACTTGATAACGCTATAAATGAATATCAGTGCTATTTCAATTGTGAGTATGGCAATGATGATTGTGCTGATGCTGCTATACTCCAATTGTTAGCTCATATGTATGTTATAGAAACAACGCCAAACAATGCGCCTAGCAAAGCAACTGCTAGTAAAGCTGTTGGCAATGTGTCAGTATCATATGTTCAAGGTGCTACTGATAGCCTTACTCTATACTTCAATACAACAAAATATGGGCAGCGGTTTCTTCAAATGACTGCTAAGTGTGGTCAAGGAGCTTTTTTTGTATGAGCATTACTATCCTTAAAAAATATCTGAAAAGCCTAAATACAGCTAACGAAAAGGTAGTTGAAGTAGGTTATATTTCAGGTGATAAGGGTGGTGATGCTTATCCAAGTGGTATTACTGTAGCTCAAAATGCAGCTATTCATGAATTCGGCCTTGGCAATGTTCCGCCTCGATCAACTCTAAAAACTCCTTTTGAAGTAAAAAAAAAGGAAATGTCTAAGTTTGTCGAAAAGCAATATCAGGCTGTGGCAAATGGTTTAGAAGCTGAAATTGCTTTAGGTAGGATAGGGGTTAAAGCGCAGTCGTTAGTTCAAGGTTCTTTCACTACAAAAGGGTATGGGACTTGGCCTGACATAAAAGAAGAAACAAAAGAAGCAAAAGGATCAACTCAGATCCTAATAGACCGAGGTATTTTGAGACAATCAGTTACTTGGAAGGTAGTAAAGAAATAATGGTTTTCCCTAATGTTTCAGAAGTATTAACAGACTTTTTGCAAAGCACAACAAAAAAGGTTGTCACTGTAACAACTGTTGATTTTGAAAAAGTTGAAACTGTTGTTTCATCAACTATCGACGCAGTAATTCAAGTTGCTGATCCAAGAAAATTGAAAGTTGAAAAGATAGATTGGTCACTTGGATACATTCAAGTGCATTCAGTTTCAGAGCTTGCTATCAATAATCGGATAGTATGGCAAGGGAAAGACTACAAAGTAATTCAGCTAAAGAATTACAGCGACTACGGTTATTATGAAGCTGTTGGCGAAGAGGTAAGTCGTGGCTGATATCAGAAAAGTATTGTCTAGGTTTACTAGAGATCTGCTTAGTTATAATGAGCAATTAATACGAGTAGGCCGGAGAAATTTTGAAAGGAAAGATTTTGATTTAGACTATATTGTTATAGATGAATCTGAAGGTGATAAAATTTCTCATGCTGAAACATTTGATTCATCAAACGATCAGATAAAATATACAGATAATTATCGTAGTCCTATGACTCTTGATTTTTATGGCCTTAATGGTAGATCAAATGCTTATTCATGGGTTTCTCAGTTATCAACGCAAAGATCAACTGAATTGCAAAAGACCTATGGAATAACTGTATTATCACCTTCAAGGGTGATTAATGTAGGAGCGTTGACTGGAACCGATTACGGCAATAGATATCAAGTAAATCTTAATGTTTGGCATAATGAGGAGTATCAAGAAGAAACCTTATCGATTGATACAGCTCAAATTGACATCTATAATAATGGAAACAGAAACACTATTACAAATATAGAGGTTCAATAATGGCAAGTTTATCTAATGTAATTAATGTCGCATTACTTCCAGAAGGAGCGGCAGTACAAAAAGATAATATGAATGTCTGTTTGGTTGTTACATCCGATACAGGCTTTCTATCTAGCTCTAAAAGGTATGAAATATATAAAGATGCTGAATCGGTAGCAACTGATTTTGGCACCGACTCGAAAGCATATGCACATGCTTTAGTTTTCTTTGCTCAAACACCAAACCCAATAAACGCAAACGGTTTGTTTATTGTTGGGCATTGGAGAGCAGCAGATGAAACCGTTGCTGCTACTGCTGGAAAGCTTACAGGTGGACAGGTTACAGAGTCAGAAATCATTCCTATACTTCAAGGAATACAGGATGGTTCTTTCAATATCACGATAGATGGTGGTGTTGAGGAAAATGTAACAGGTTTGGATTTAAGAACAATAACAACTATCGAAGAATTAGTTGCTATTCTAAATACCAATATAACAGGCGCTACAGTCACCTATTCAAATGGAAGCTTAATAGTAACCAGTGATACTACTGGCGCAACTTCAGCGGTTACTCTATTAACAGCAGGTGCTACAGGAACATTCATTGGTGAAATTTTAAAGCTTGCAGCTGGATCAGGTGCGGTTACTGTAGCAGGTGAAGCAAGTGACACCTTAACAGCAGAAACAAAGACGGCTGCTATCACAGCTATTAGGGAAGCAGTTGCTTTTAGAGGCTTTGTCTTTGCTGATTCAATGAGTGATGCAGATAGCACAGCTATTGCTACATGGGCGCAAGCAAATGGCGCTTTAACATACGATGTATTTAGTGATGCTACCAACTTGGAAGTTGATGTTACAAACCCTGTTTGGACAATCAAGCTTGCTAACCAAACAAATTGCAGAATGCTTTATTCTAAAGTAGGTGATAGAAAGCTTGCTACTGCCTATATGGCTAGAATGCACACTGTTAATTTCGCAGGTGTCAACACAGCTATTACTATGAATCTTAAAGAATTAAGGAGCGTAGTAGCTGAGGATTACACCCAAACAGAAATTACAAAAGCAAAAACAGTTGGACTTGATCTATATACTACTTTCAAGAATGTTTCTAAACTTCTTACAAGTGGTGCAAATGACTTCACTGATAATGTTTACAACCTACTTGCTTTTATCGATGCGGTTCAAACAGATGCGTTCAATCTTTTAGCAACTACTTCTACAAAGATCCCTCAAACAAATGCTGGTGTGAATCAGTTAGTTGATGCAGTTGAAAAAAGCTGTCAAGGCTTTGTTACTTCTGGTGTATTCGCACCTGGAACTTGGACTAGTTCTGATCGTTTTGGAGATCAAGAAGTATTTGACGCAAATATTGAAGGCCGTGGCTTTTATGTATTGGCAGGGACTTTAGCAGATCAAAGTCAAGACGATAGACAAGCTAGAAAAGCGCCAGTGATTCAAACTGCTGTTAAAAATGCAGGTGCTATTCATTCTGCTGATATCATCATTTTCTTTAATCTATAGGAGACTGCAAAATGGGTACAGTTGCTTTAACTGCTAAGAGTACAACTCTTATACTAAATGGTCGTGCATTAGTTGATTTTGTTGATGGTGATACAATTCTGTTAACACCTGTTAATGAATTAACATCTCATACTAGATCACCCAATTCTTTAAACATTCAACAAAGGTCTGATGGCCGAGTTTATGATCTTACTTTTCGGGTTCCTAAGTATAGTGATGATGATGGGTTCATGGCTTCTATCATAGCTTCTGAAGCACCGATCATAATTAATGGATCTTGCAAAGAAGACTATAGGCTAGATGGTTCTGATCGAACAACAACCTATACTCTAGAAAATGGTTCTGTTACTACATTACCTACTGACACCAGAAACAATCAGGATGGTAACAATTTGATGGAATATGTAATTAGGTTCGATAGGGTATTTCGATTATGATAAAAGACGAGAAAACAAAAGCCGAACAGCAAAAAAAAGCAGAAGCCATGATGAAAGCTGTTTACAAGGATGGCTTTGCAGAAATAAACGATCATCGATATTGTTTTACTAAAATGAAACATAAAGAACGATTAAAAGTTTTCGGCTTTTTTAGCTCACACCAAAACGAAATTGAAAATGGAAATTTCGGATTTTTGGGAACTGATAAATGGGATGAAATACAAAGTATTATATTTGACCGTATTACTTATAATAATTCATTGCTATCTAGGCTTGATGATCATTTTGAGAAAGATGATTATATAGGCGATTATATATTGCTCATGTCAACAGCAATGGGGGTTATTTCATACCCTTTGTTAAAAGGGAGAAAGTAAGGTTCAACTTTCTCCCTTATGGGAATGATGAAAACTATGTAGTTAGTACAAATCTGTCTAACTTCACTCTTCAGTGCCTTAATCTAGTTAAAGCTGGTTATGGCACTTTTGATTATATAATCAATTTGGATAGTGATGATTTTTTAGATATAGTTGAGTATGAGTACATGACAGCACAGATCGAAAAGCATTTGATAGAAACAGCAAAGCCCAGGAGGTAATGTCATGGCAGTTGTAACTGATCTAGTTACACAATTTAGTTTCAAAGGATCAACAGCGCCTCTAAAAAATTTCATAGGTAGCATACAATCAGCTACACAACTTTTATTTGGTTTTGATGTAGGCCTTGTAGATATTGCAAAGTCTATCAAAAACATGACTCAAGAAGTTTTTTCTTCATTAGATCCTCTTGCACAGATGCAGCGTGAAACAGGTGTTTCGATCGAGCGTATACAAGAGTTAGGATTTATCGCAAGCCAATCTGGATCAGATATTAATGCAATTACATCGACGATAACTAATCTAAGTGGAAAGATTGCAGAGGCATCATTAAAGGGTTCTGAAGACTTTGCACGATTAGGAATTAGCATAAGAGATGCTAGTGGTGAAGTAAAAAATGCTGATGTAGTTCTCGAAGAGGTTAGAAAACGTTTTCAAGAAATGAATCTCACACTACAACAGCAAAATACTCTAGCCAGTTCACTTGGAATAGATAGCTCACTTTTACAGCTATTAGATACAACAGATGAACAGATGGCATCACTTACAGATAGAGCAAGGCAATTGGGTGTTGTAAGTGCAGAGCAAGCAGAGCAACTAATTGAGGTTAATGATACCTTTGCCGCTTTAGGTTATGGTGTTGAAAGTTTAAAGAGGCAAATAGCATTAGGCCTCGGTCCTGAAATGAAAGAAATTACTAGCGCATTCACTGACTTTCTTGTTGAAAATCAGGACTTAATTAAAAATGGCATCAAAGTAACAATATCTTTTCTAAAAGATCTTGTTCAAGAAATTGCTAAACTTGTTCCAGCAATAACAATAGTAGTCGGAATATTTGTAGCTTTTAAAATAGCAGCTGTTGGGTTAACTGGGGTTATGGGTGTCTTATTGTCACCTGTTGTTTTAATAACAGCTGCTATTGCTGCATTAGTTCTGGTTGTTGATGATCTCCTTGCATATTTTCGTGGTGGTGAATCAGTAATCGGGAATTTCATCGAAAGCTTGATGGAAATAGAAGAGGTGAAGGCAGCATATGAAAGCGTTGCTGAATTCGTTAAAGAGTTAGGTGAAGCTTTTAGCTATTTCGGAAATATCATAGCCGAACAGTTCGCAGATGATACCGTTCTAGGACAGATGTTAAATTCATTTATGGAACTTGAAGCTGTTAAATTCGTTTTTGATGGCATTAAAGATGCTGCATCAGGAGCATTTTCAGTAATTAAAAAAATAAGTGAATCTATTGGTAGTTTGGTTTCATCAATTTTTGATAACTCACTAGTTAAAAAATTCTTTGGGTTTGGCGATAAAGATGCTTCTTTAAATGTATCTGAAAAAACCGTACTACCTCCAGGAGGTATAGATAACCCTTCGATAAGGCAAGCTGTTTCAAATAGCAATTCACAATCAGATGATAATAGAAGCTATAATATGAAACAGGAAAACACTATCAATATCCAATCAACAAATGCTCAAGATGCTCAAAGAGGTGTTGAAAATGCTCTATATCGACAAAATGAGGACGCTGTAAACCAATTTAAAAGAGGTGGTTTATAATGGGTATTGTAAAAGATTTTTTAAACTCGAATATCCCTAGCCTTACCAAAGTAGATGACAAGCAAAATGTCGGAATAGGTGGTTTTACTGCATTTGTCGCAACAAGCAGAGTGAAAAATCTAACATCAACTTCACCAAATGTTACCCTTGAAGACGGTAGCACTATATCAGATACCATATTTCTTAATCCGATCGAATTTTCTATAGAAGGCGAAGTTGCAGACGTGAATTTAAAAACACCTACCGACGATGTTTTTAGAAGCGCACGTCAGGCGATAGGGGTTATTACTCCTTACTTGCCAGAAAGATCAGCAACGCAGATCAACAAGATAAATAATATCATTACAGATGCAACAACGGTTATTGATCAAGCTGACGATCTTATCCAAAGGGGTTCACAATTATATGATCTTTTTGGAGACAAAACAGACAGCAAACCCCTTCAAGAGCAATTTTTGGACTACCTTGAAAAAATATGGAAATCTAAATCTTTAATAACGATTGAATTTCCTTATAGAACCTATGAAAATGTAAGGATAGAAGACTTCCAGTCAACAGAAACAAATGCCGATAGAAGAATCCTGTTCAGCATAACATGTAAGCAGATAAGATTAGCTGAATTGGCTTTTGCTCAAGTACAGCAGATTGCTCCTAATCCTGTTGACGCGGTTAAAGGGCAGGTGTCTGATGTAGTTGACAAAGGGGTTACTCAAGGTGAACCTGTAAATGGATCTCTTTTAAGCAGAATAGTGGGGTCATTATGAGGCAAATTACAAACATTTCTGAAGACGCTTATCAAACTCGCATTATCCCTTTAGAAGATAATGAAATAACAGTTGATATGAAATTCTTGAATGTAGTAGGCATTTGGATCATGAATATCACATATAAAGGAGAGATTGTTAATGGTGTTAAAATGTCTGTTGGTACACCTCATGTATTAGAAAAAAGTTGGCCTTTTGACTTTTATATATTGGATCAGTCTGAAAATGGCCTTGATCCATTTAAGCTTGATGATTTCACCACTAATAGATGCGCTTTTTATATTCTTGATCCTGATGATGTAGAAGAGATAAGGGGGTTCCCAGTTGAGCTTTAGCGTCTTAAATAGATTTCAAAGAGACTATGAGTTGATCATAAGGAGTGGCGCAAGGCAGTTAACAATAAAGCCTCCCTTTAGAATTCAATTCGATGCTACAAAGTCAACAAATGGCGTTGGTCTAAATAAAATGACGATCAGCATATATGGCCTAGGTAGGAATAAAAGAGAGTTTGTAACGAAAGATGCAGAAGAAAAAAAGCTTGTATCGTGTGAGTTTAAAGTAGGATATCAAGGCAGTATCGAAAGGTTATTTACAGGCCAGCTAAATAAAGGATTTAACAAACTAAGTGATGATGGCTTTGTTACCACTATAGAAGTATTTGACGGTGGTTATGATTATCTGAATAGCTATACATCTAAAACAGTCAGTGGGAAAGTAAATGCTATAAATACAATCCTTTTAGATATGCCTAATACAGCTTTAGGAAAAGTGTCTTTACCTACAGAACTTATCAGACCAAAAGTGCTTGTTGGTAGTTCTTCAAAGCTTCTTGAAGAACTTGCCGGTTCAGATCAGGAGCTATTTATAGACGATGGCCGAATCAATTTGATTAACAAGAATGAAGTTGTTAGCACTTTTATTCCTATTGTCAGTGCTGAAACCGGATTACTCAACACACCTCAAAGAGAGTTTCAAAAAATCACATTTGATACCCTTATGAACCCATCGATAAAAATAGCTGGTCGAGTATCTTTAAAAAGCATAACCGCACCACAATATGATGGAGTATATAGAATCGATTCTATTATATATTCAGGAGACCTTGAAGGAAACGAATGGAAACAAAGTGTAACTGGATTTCTAGCTAACAATGTGAGTGTTATATAATGGAAACAAGAGAGCTAGTAAGGACTATAAATGAGGGAATTAAGAACTATCTTACTAATCTGCATACTAATACAATTGGCAGGGTGGTCGCTGTTAATTCAACAACTATTGACGTACAGCCAGTAATTAATAGAAAAGTTGATGGTGAATCAATACCTTTACCAGTCTTCAAAGAAGTGCCACCTATATTCCTTCAAGGTGGAACGAGTAATGATACATTTCCTATAGCAGTTGGCGACTATTGCATATTGATAGTTATGGAACGCTGTATTGATAGATGGTATTCGGGACAAGATGAACAACCGCCACTAGAGGACCGCATGCATGACTATAGTGATGCTATTGCTATAGTAGGCGTTAATCCTCTTTTAAAAGCATTACCTATACCCGAAAAGGTTACTAGAAAAGGCGATCAGATTGTTACTGGTAATGTAACCCATACCGGAAATTATAACCAGACAGGCGATTTCACGCAAGAGGGTGATTTCAATCTAACTGGTGACATGACTATCGAAGGCACCACGCATAACATAAAAGGCAATGTCAATATCGATGGGAATCTAGTTGTTACTGGCAATATAAGTGGCGCTCAAATATCAGCATCGGGTGGCATAAGTGCAACTGGATCGGGTGGTATTGATAGTGAAGGCGATATTAGTTCTGATGGTGACATAAGTGGTACAAATATAACTGCATCAGGAAAAGTCACTATGGCAACAATGAAAATCGGTGCTACAGATGTCACTGAATCTTTCTTTACATCGCATACTCACAGTGGGGGTAATTATTCTAATGGTGCTGGTTTAGTAACAGGAACTTCAGGAGTACCAAACTAATGACTACTTCACAGTTAGATATCAATGGTGATTGGACTTTTGGACAAGGGTTAGCCAATTACATAAGACAGTCAAGAGAAGTTAGACAAAACCTTGTAACAAGAATTAAATCATTTCAGAATGATTGGTTTCTCGATTCAAAGGCAAATATAGACTGGTTCAATATACTTGGTAACAAGAATAATGAAGAGATTATTATTAGAGATATTGAGCGTGTTACTTCAGAAACAACAGGTGTTAAAACAGTTGATAGTATCGAAGTTGCGGTTAATCGAGAGACAAGATCCGCTTTCATTCAATTGAGATATACAGATATTTATGATCCATCATTTTTGCGGGATCTAGGTTTGGAGGTAACTAATGGCGCTTGAGTTTACAAAAGATGGTCTTTCTATAGAAACCTTTCTTGAAATATACGATAGAATATCTGAAGGCTATAAAAGCATATATGGTCAGGATATAAACCTTGAACAGGATACTCCAGACGGGCAAAGGATAGGTATCACAGCCAAAGAGATCCAAGATATTCAATCATACTGCCAACTTCTTTATTCACAGCTAGACGTTGATTTTAGCTTTGGTGCTTTCTTTGATGTCATACTAAAGCTAACAGGGATAACCAGACAACCTGCTACTCAGTCAGTTGCTTCTATCCGGTTCACATGCGATAGAGACCTTACTATTCCAGAAGGCTATATTATTGAAGACGATAACGGCAAACAATGGGCTACTGATGAATCACATGTATTCACAGCAGGGATAAGTAATTTTGCCAATGTATATGCTCAAGAGTTTGGAAGTATCGAAGCTTTAGCAAATACCATAACTAATCCTATTACAATTGTTCTCGGTGTAACTGAAGTAACAAACACTCAAGACGCTATACCTGGCCGTGATGAAGAGACAGAAGAAGAGGTTAGAGCAAGAAGAAGAAAATCTTTAGAGCTTCCCTCTTACTCAACTTTAGGATCTACTATAGCTAGAACCGGAGAGATTGAAGGTGTAACCGATGTAGTGGGGTATGAAAATAAAACAGATACAACAGATGCAAATGGGATACCCCCTCATAGTTTTTGGATCATTGTCGAGGGTGATCTTACAGATGATATTAAAGATCAGATAGCAGAAGTATTTGTTAGAAACAAAACAGCAGGTGCAGGATACAAGGGTGCGGTTTCAGCTTCATATGTTGAAACAATACCACGGCCTAATGGTGCTGAATTTATAATAACTCATGATGTGCTTTTTGATCAGCCAGAAGAAGTTGACCTTTATGTCAGGATAAACGCAACGCCAGCATCAGTTGATAAGGATCTAGTAAAAAGCAAGATAGCTGAAAAAATATATATAATAGGTGAAAATGCTTATGCATCTGCATTATATGCTTTTGCTTATAATTCTGGACCTGACATATATTTCTCCGATCTTGAAATATCACTGGATGATATTACCTATACAGATGGTGAAATTGCTGCTGATCCAGACCAGAAATTTTTACTTGATGTATCAATAATAACGGTAAATTAATATGACTGATTTAAAAACACAATACAGACAATTAATAATTCAGCAATACTTTGATAAACCTAACGCTACAGCTGAAATAGATGTAACTTCAAATGAAATTCAATTGCTTTTTGACTTTATAGATTCATGGCAGGATGAATTTGATATTGATAAGGGAACTGGGGATAGACTAGACCTTATTGGCAAGATTGTCGGTGTAAGCAGGATTGTCCCAGGAGGGGGAGACCCCTTGCCTTATTTTGGTTTCGATGGAACGCCAAACGCTAGGACTTTTGGTGAAGCACCGTTTTTCGATATAATAAACGATTCAGGATTTAGCGATGCTGAGCTTGATGATACTAGATATCGTTTTTTTATAAAGGCAAAAATCACAAAAAATATTGCAGCGATGCTGATGGATACAGAAAGCAGGACAAACCTGCAAGATGTTATTCAATATCTTTTTGATAATAAGGCATTTGTACTAGATAATCTCGATATGTCTTTGGATCTGTATATCGATGAAAGCTTTTCAGAAGACGACATTAGATTGATTGTGCAACAAGGCCTATTACCTAGCCCTCAAGGCGTTGGATACAAGAATATATATTTCTATTCGGATGATGGGACTTTTGGTTTTGCTGAAAACCCCAACGCAAAGACATTTGGTGAAGGTAAATTTGCAAGCTTATTAGTAATGTAGGAGAATATAAAATGGCAAAAATAGTTAGATTTAATGGAAACTTAGTTAGTTTTGCTTCAGGTGCAACTGGATCTGAAAGAACTGTTTTTGGTGATGCAGCAACGCAAAGCGACACCTTAGATGATAATGTTAATAGTGATTTTATTCGAGGTTGGGCAAATGGACTTAATCCAAGTGGTTTTCCCCCATCGCAATATTTTAATGCAGCTACTTTTACTGTTTCTCAATTATTGGCATACCTGCACCAAATGGGTGTAGCTGAATGGAATTCAGCCCAAGAATATTATCCGGGTTCAACAACAATTAGAAATGGAAAGCTTTATCAGTCAAAAACAACTAACGTTAATAAAGATCCTTTAACGGATACTTCTGATTGGTTGGATATTACTATCGTCAAGAAAAACCTTTTAGAAGAGTCTAACTTTATGCTTTCAGCATCAAATGTAGGCTTTGATCTTAGTGTTGCTGGCAATTACTCCATTGGTGATATTCCGGGTGTGAATATGGAAATTGTAACTGCTGGTGTCACGAATTTAATATATGATTCAGATGGCTTAAAATGGTCTGGGACAGGTCAAGTTAGACTAAAATACCCTAAAATACCAGGAGTTGCACTTGCTGACTTAACCGCTTCTATCATTGTTACTGATAACTCACAGATAGAAGATATTTTATATGCTTCAAAATCAGAAGACAGCACCAATTATTATGTAACTTTACTGCCAGCAGCGATTACAGATAAAACCGCTATTAGAGCGGTTAAATTGGAAATTAATGTTTATCCTACAGCATTAGAGCAAATAAATTCAGCTGAAAACGCTGCAAAATCAAGGCCTGAAAACAGTAAGGTAATAGCGACAAGGAGCATTAATCAAACTATACCTGGAACTACTTTAACGACTATCATATTTGATTCAGAAGACCTAGATACTCATAGCGAATATGACAATACAACAGGGAGATTTACAGCGAAAAGAGATGCTAAATATCTTGTTTCAGTGACTTCTACATGGATAAACTTAGCGTCAGGACAAGCGGGTTGGGCTGTTATATCTAAGAACGGCAGTCAGGTAATAAGAGATGTTTATTCATCGGGAGTAAATGCTGATGCATCTAATGGCATTACTCAATTAATTGAGCTATCAAAAAATGATTATATCGAAATTCAGGCGTATACAACAGATCCATCAGGGACCGATCTTTTAGCAAACTTTGTCAGACTTTCAATTGTTGAGGTATCCTAATGGAATGTAAAGGTGATTACTACGCTTTCAGAAAAGCGATGGCGATGAGAGAAAGCAGTTGCAATTATTCTGCTGTTAATCAATTCGGTTATCTTGGTGCTTATCAATTTGGTATGGCTAGGCTTTGTGACCTTGGTTATACCGAGCGCATTCAAGGTAAGAAAGGATGGTCAAACAAGTGTTTCAAGTGGAAAGAACCCCATGATGATCATACCTTTTTACATAGTCACAAATGGCAAGATCAAGTATTCGATAAGCATGTTAAAAATCTTATGTCTCAAATAAAGAGGCATTCGATTCAATATATCAATACCGAAATAGATGACCTCTTTGTCACTTGGAGTGGTGCGGTGGCTGGTTGTCACCTTGTGGGACATGGCGGCTTTAGGCAATGGTGCCAAGGCAAAGATAAAGCCGATGGCAATGGTGTCCATATTGAAGCTTATATTGAGCTATTTAATGGGTATGACCTAAGCTCTTTAGCTGAATAGCATTGCTCAGACAATGACAAAAAGAGCTAGAGAGTGGCTTTTATTCTGATAGATCATTAAAATTTTAACGAAAAGAAAAAAAGTCGAAGCCATTGCCTGATGAGGATCGATATTATCAGCAATTTAATCTTTTTTCAATTTCATTGCTTCATTTATTAAATACCGAAGGTACTCAGATTTTTTCTTGATACCTAATTCTTCCATATGCCATTCGATAAACTCCATTTGATCTTTCGTTATATGGCCAACTAAAGGCTTTTCTTGAAGGTTTTCTATTTTTTGCATATCCCTTTCCTCTTTTTTGATTTCGTTTATATAAACAAAAGTCATCGATTGGACAAATACATATGAAAAAGCTACCGCCATAAATATAAAGTCTGATCTTGTCTCTGCTTTTTTCATGATATTTGACTCCTTTTTTATAAATATTGCATTTTTAATTTTTCCATTTCGATCCTAAGCATAATGCCCTTAATAGTTAAAATTTGATTTTTTACTTTTAAATATTCATTTTGATCTGACAGAGATTTATCTCTTTTTTCTTCCACCCATATAAGACGACATTTTAATTCTACATTTATCTGAACTAATCGATTTATTGCATAGTCCAATTCAAAATATTGATCCCTATTTTCCTCATCAATCCTATTCTTAAAGTCCCAGATCCATTCCCACGGATCATTGCTAGTCTCAAAATTTGGGCTAAAAAATAAAGTACGCCTTGGCAAAAAATTCCGAAAATAATTATAAATGGTCGATAAAAAATTTATTCTCATGATAAATCCTCCTCCTAATATACTTATCGACATTATTTAAAAATACTTTAATATAATATTATTAAATAATGTAACTGCGCGAAATAATTAACATATAAACAGATATGCGATTTTGAAAATACTCGAGAATGTAATGATTAAACACGACGAAAGTAATAATAAAACATTACATAGGATCCTATGTAATGTTCAGATACGACAAATGTAATGATTTATTATGTCAGAGCTCAAAGTAATGTCTAAACACGACAAATGTAATGATAAGTCATTACATCAATAATATCAGGGTTTTATCTTTAGATTTTCGGGCATTTGTTATATAATACTTAGTTCATCTTTTACAAGTATTTTATGTATAGGGAAGTCCATGGAAAAAGCCAAAAATTTAAGAATAAAAAAAGTATTTTTAGAAGAAATTTTAAAAGGAAAAAAAACATCTGAATTTAGAAATTTCAATAAGTACTATATTAATTTTTTCGGGGTAGATTTAAAAAATTTAGATAATGAAGCATCCATATTTATGCCTTTAAAAACCAATTTGGAATATTTGATTTTTCATTATCAATCACCTATTAAAGTAATTGCCAAAATTTCTTCGCTGTCTTTAGTATTGCGAGAAGATTATTTCCTAAAACCGAAACCACATCTTAACACGAAATATATCTTTAAAATTGATCTTGAATCTCCATCGCTTTTAGAGGGTTAAAATGTTCCATTTAAAAAGAAAAATAGCAAAAATGATGAATCGAATAGAGGATATCAACGATAAAATGCTTCACGAAATCGATCCTGATTTAGAAAAGAAATGTTTCGATGCTATGGATTCAAATAATATTTGTAAAATGAATCAAATAATTAAAAAGCTAGATGAAATGACTTAAACTTTTTCAGCATTAAATTTAAAAGTATATGTTTGAACTTTAGATCGGGCATGACAGCCCGATTTCCCTCTCTGCATTTTTTTACCAAAACTATGATTTTTTAAATGCTTCTCTTTTAAAATTAATTTCCATAATGGATTATTTATTCTAGCCTTGACCATTGGTATTGACGACATTTTAGCCCTTATTTCGTAACCTTTTCTTGATAAAATAGTGGCGGTTTGATCGACAAACTTTCCTCCTAATCCCAGCCCTACATAATCGGGATGTATCACAACTCTATTGGAATAAAGTATGTTCATCTTTCCAGGTATATAAGAAGCATAACAACCAAACCCTATTTGTTCTTTTCCGCAGAATAAACCATAAAAATATGCTTTTCCACCGGGTAAATTGCTACTCAAATAGTGATACTTGCTAAAATATCTCCATGTATCCCTTTTGACTTCTCTGATGTCCGTCCGAAGCCGGTCAGTACGTTCAAACGCACCGACCATACTCCTACGATCTATATATTTTTGTTTATTGCAATCTATTATGAAATCTGGATTGATCCAATCGATGATATCGAAATGACAACTACACAAGATTATTTTTTTATTTGTTTTCCTAGCATACTTATTAACACAATTGCTCATAGCTTTAGCCACGACTCTATCAACAACAGATGTCCATTCGTCTATTATGATGATATCATCATTAAAAGCTAAACTTAAAGCTGCGCTTGCTCTAGCTTGTTGCCCATTTGACAAAGTATATGCTGGTCTAATCCAACATGGAACGCTTGTTAATCCCATGCCTGATAATGCTTTTGCGCAATCATCATAAGACCAATCTTTAGGAAATTGTTCTATAATTGGCTTTTTTGGATCTAAGTAATTTTTGAAGCATTCTTCACCAAAAATCTTTTTTGCTAAAGTCGTTTTACCTGAACCAGATGAACCTACTATCAAACCTATATTAAAAGGTGTTTTAAGATCTGCTTTTATCTCTAATCGATGACGTGACTTTTTTTCTGAATCTATATCCAAAGAATTGGCTGCTTTTTGGCATCTAAATGTTTTAAATACTTCTGATTTTAAGTCGACTATATAAGTTTGCATTGAAATCCCCTTTCTTTTAACTCTTCATAAAGGGCTGATTGTTCAGTTTCATCAGTTAATTCTATCAATACATTATATTCTTTATCATCTAGGTCTATATCTAAATCCTTTTCTTCTTTAACATCTGAAATATCTAATTTGATATCTGGGATATCGAAATTTTCTAATTGAAAATCTATATCTAGTGTAAAATCATCAAATCCCTGCTTATCTACCTTTCCATATGTGGATATAGATTGTAATACTTTTCTTTTTGCTTCGTTTATATCTTCCGCATGTATCAAGTTTGCCGGAATACCTGAAAGCACTTCTCCCTCTGGAGTTACTAAATTATATCCCTGATTTAAAAGCTGAGACAGAACATATATTCTTTGATGACCATCCAATATATAAAACCATTTATCACACTTCCATAGATGAGGCGCAAAATTGAAACCGTCTTCTAAAATTTCTCCCCTTAGTTTGTTAAAATTTGTTTTTGATAATTTCTTCAAATCACCTTGAAATGGCCTAATATCAGATAACGGGATGACAGTATGAGCAACAACCTTGACGATGATATTTTTATTCATAAATATTGTCCTATATTAGTGAAATTGCAGATATTGTATAGATTAAGATAATAGACAGCAAACAAAAAGAGCCGTTCCAACATAACTTTTGTATTTCTAGGTACTATTATGAATAAAAAAGAACGGCATAAGAGTCGCTCAAGGGAAGTCAAATATTTCTCTGCTGATATAAAAGACAAAGAGCGACATATATATGGAACCGCACTTAGGCCTAAAATGTCGTTCGTTACAACTTCCATTAAAGATAGTGCGGTGTAAGGTCGCAGCTCAAAAAACCAAAAAAAAGCTTGCATAGATCCGTTAGTTGATAATCAGAGCTACGCAAGCACAGTACCATCTTGTAATTCTTATTTCAAGTATAGGATGGTCCTATAAGTATTCAAATAGATCAACAATTGATAGTCGTGTCCAGCATATTGTTAATAACCATTTGTAGGACCATTATAAACTTACCATTTGATTTTGTGATGTTCAATTATATTGTCAATTTCTAACTGTTGGTTCGGTGATAGAAATTTATTCTTGTTGTAGCTTTTTATGTGATCAGTCATGTCTGGAAGTGTTAGGCGTGGGTTATTTAGCTTTGCCAGTATAATTGAGTTTATTTTTTTTAAATACTCGTGATTAACTTTGTCAAGATCTCTTGTTGTCATTTGTAAGCCTCTTTTTTTTATTTTGTTATTGGCCTAGAATAAACAACAAGAGGCAATTAATCAATCGTCTATATCATACTCGACCCTTTCAACAGGTCTGTATCCAACCTCTTTCCCTTTTATTATCGACAAACCCTCCAAAGCTTCTTTGTCTAAAGTGGAAAGATGTTTTTTTAATTCTTTTTTACTTGAAAACTCTTCAATCACATTTGCGATATAATAGTTCGGTGTTGTTCTTTTTGCTTTGCTCTCTTCAACAACTTCTTTAGTTTCTGTTTCTTCTTGCTTAGAACCGCACTCATCTATATCTCTTTCCATAGCATCTATTTCATGCATTTCATTCATTTTGGTCACTCCTTCTTTTTTTAAGATGCCTACCCAATGGTAGGCAAATACAGTCTTCAACACCTAACTTTACCAACACGCTTATCCACATTTCGTATTGATAAAAAAAGTAAAATAGGTGTAACAAAATCAATAGCTTTTAGCAAACATAAAAAATGGGGCTTGTATAGCAGCTTTGCTGTTGATAATAGAGTGCGGATACACTACGTTTATGGATAGAATATTGCTATATATATTATAGGAAATCTATATAGGTTTTCACATATATAAAAAGGGTTAATTATGAATTGTAGTTATTGCGGAGTTTCACATCTAAAAGAACCTCTTGTCCAAGCACCGGGTTTTCAGCTATGTAAATCATGCTTGAAAGCATTGCTTATGGCAATGATATTAAAAGACCCAGACTTTAGGGGGGAGGTATCTAACGAACTTAAAAAAAGTGATTGATCAGATATCGGCAATACTATTAAGAATTGCCAAAAAATTAGATAAAAAAAAGGAGAAAAATAATGGATAAAATAAAGAAAATCTTTGATGAAATTGAACAGTGTAGTGAGAAAGCTCGTGCTTTTGATCGAGAATCGAATGATCTCAAAGGAAAGTTGTCATTCGAGTCGGAAGGTGAAAACTATACCTTTTCTGCGCAAATACAAACTAATAGCGCAGTCATATGCAGCGGAAGACTTGAATCAGTTGAACAAATAACTTCTTTTATAAGCTGGTTAAAGGAGATGTATGCCATAGAAGGAGATGAATAGATGAAATATTTTTTTGTGTGGTTGTTATTAACCAGTGCGGTTTATGGATCATCCGATAAGAATCCATGTCATGATTTTGTTAAATATATACCTATGGACCATTTGAAGGCACATGAGGGGGTATGTCTTATTGAGCATGGGTTTAAATCTAAAGCCAAGCTTAATGGTGCAATAAAATTCATATGGCCTATGGTTCAAAGTAATGGCCGATCATGCGATGTAAAGGATAAAGAATGCCCAACGTTCATGGTGTTCTCTTGGGACTGGAAAGCCTCTATCGGTGTGATTCTTAGTAAAGAGAGTTTCAAGGCAAGTGATTTCAGAGGTTCTGATATCGAACCAACACTTACATATATTAGAGAAAAAACAGGTGTTAGATTTAGAAGGGAAATTTAATGAAAAAATTATTATTACTTACTTTATTACTATCTTTTCAAGCATCGTCAGCAGATCTTAGATGTGAGATGTACGGCATATGCCCGAATCCATGCGACAAGCTTATTCGTGATCACCCTGATATTGAAGAGTACTTTCATGATGGCGAGATGTGTGTCACTCGGTTGGATTATGGACCTCAGCTTGTAGGTGAGATCGATCTAGCTATTGATCTAAAGAACAATAGAGAAGTCTATATAGACATGAAAGACGGTACTAAGCTTCTTTTGGCACACCCTAGATGGTTTTTTGAACTAAAACTTATGAAACAAAAAGAATTAGAGCGTCAAGGGTTTAAGATTCACGGTATGTCTCTTACTGTGAGAAATGATACCTTTGCCACACACCGATCAACCACCCTAAAAAGGGTTGTTAAATGGGTCCTAAAGCTTATTGAAGAAGACATTACTAAAGATGATTGTGAGATCATAAAAGACGGCCTAGAGAAGGCATATAGATCGAGAGGTGACACTGTCAGTGATCGGGTTATCGAGAAAGAAGCCAGAGAAATATGCGATAGAGCGCATGAAAAAGCTGAGAGAAATGAGAGAGAAATGAAAGAGATTAGAGATAGAATGGATTAAATACTACCAACCCTCATTTGGTAGCTGAAAGTTTTTGCTTAAAGTTTTGTTGGATCTGGTTTTTACAAAAGACTAGATCCTTTTTTTATAGTAAGACCATCCTGAAATGACTCGGTGGCAGTGAGTTTAGAAATTATTAACTCTCCTTTTTTCTCACTGTCATTTTTTTGCAATTCGATTGCGTTCTCTACATAATTTTGCTAATTTTTTTCTAAATCCCAATATAAGACATTGCTATGCAGACAATTAAATGTATAAAGTGCAACAAAACGATTTTAGCAAATTATAAAGAACCTCGAAAGTTTTTTAAAAAGAAGCAACTTGAGAGATTAAAATTTATACTTTCCAGCTACCCTTGTTTAAAATGTAGTGGTGAAGTCTTTGATAAAAAAAAGGAGAAAAAAAGTGGTAGAAAAAATAAAAAAGATAACATCAAGCACACTACTTCCGATGTCTAGCATAGCAATTATAGCAACTGCTATAGGCTGGCTTATGTCTGCACATGCTGATGTTAAACACAATATAGATGATATTGCGGCCTTAAAAGTTGATAACAAGGACGTTCATCATAAGTTGGATGATATTATTCAACGACTCTCACGGATCGAGGGTAAAATCGAAAACCAATAGTTTTTTCACGGAGGACAGTATGAAACTTTGGTTAATCACACTAGTATTTTTGTTAATCCCATTTTCCGCTTGTGGTGATCCTTGCAAAGATCCCCCTAAGCAAAAAGCAAAAGACTGGACACTCGTTGTCATTCCTGACACTCAGCACTATACAGCTAATTGGAGCAAAGCTCCTTTCAGTCATATGCTCAAATCATTTGATTGGATTAAGGCAAATAAAGAAAGGCTTAACATCCAAATGGTGCAAGGTCTGGGTGATATCACTGAAAACTGGAATAGCCATACTGAATGGAACCGAGGTACAGAGGCATGGTACAAGCTAGATGGTACTGTAGCCTGGATGCCTGTAGTTGGCAATCACGATGATCCTGCATCATTTAATAGATACTTTCCTATTTCTTATTGGGAGAAATCTCATGGTGAATTATGGGGGGGCGCTGGAAAGACAGGTAATCAAAACAACTACATTAAGATTAATATGGGTGCAGAGACCTATATCTTTTTGCAGTTAGAAGCGTACACGCAGTACAACAAGTACCAGCCAGAAGGTATTAAGTTTGGAAATGAAATCGCTTCTAAGTATCATGATAAGAAAATCATTCTTGCTACTCATGATAATTGGGATACTCGCAATATTAGGAATGAGCTACTTTCTAAGCATGATAATATCGTGCTTTCTAATTCCGGTCATACATGCGCTAGGGAGCAGCATTTCACGACCAAAGGTCCAAATGGTGGTATTACTCAGAATTTCATTGCTGATTATCAGTGCGATAATAAAGAAGTCATGATGCTGAGGTACTATACTTTCAAGCCAGATGAGGACAAGGTTTACTATTACACCTATTCACCTGTCACTGGAAAGTTTGAAACCGATAGTAATTCACAGGGAAGTTTTCATCTTGAGCAAAAAGACTGAATGCTATAGTATTCATTGAAAATCGAATACATTATTTCATTAATCAAAATTTACTCGTTAGCCCTATTGATACTATTAATAGGGCGTTTTATTGCAAACCGCACACAATTAGAGATTAAATTCGTCCATTTTACTACAAATTTATGTGCGCGGTTTGTTGCCTCGACGTGCTGCCTAATCTTAATAAGGTGATTTTAACATCTTAAAAAAGCCGAGGCGGTATCCTTATATATGTATGATATTTTTTTTTCAATCGAATTTTCTTTTAAGTGTTAGGTAGGTCTCATAGTCTGGATCTTTTTTCTTTAAATAGTCTTTGTATAGACCCATATACGCTTTCTGCCACTCTTCTGGGATCTGTTTATTCACTCCAAGCTTATAGAACTTCTGTGCTTGTTTTATAAGTCTTATTTTTGCCTCATATTCACGAGGGTCTAAGTCTGCTTCTATTTCTGCGTTTTCCATTGACTTTATTTCTGCTGTAAGGGCAGTCATGAGTTCATCAAAACATTCTTCAACAAATATCGTCTTCTCGGTCATGTTCTTTTTGCTCACTGATTTTTTTTTGGTCTGAATCAGACATAAATTCTTTCATTTGTTTCATAAAGTCTAATTCTATCTCTGATGATTCCTTTATTAGATTCATCATCTTTTTATGATTTTTAATTCGCATGTTATTTGTTTTTTCGACCAGCTTCATTGCATCTAAATGAGCTTCACTAGCTGGCCGATTTTTGCTATCGGCCATTGATTATCCTTTTGTAGCCATCTTAGTGACTAGATCAGTAAGTTGGCTTACTTGAGTAGCAAGGCCGTTATACTGAGTTACAAGATTAGGAAGGATCTGGTTAACCTGATGATATCCAGATGCTAAGTGATGACCTTGAGAAATTGGATCTATTCCAGAGTCCAACTTAACAAGTGACTTTGATTCTTCCATATCCATTTCTACAAGACCTTTAACCATTTTTCCTGTAGCGTGATCAAGCATACCTTGTAATCGATCATTGCCACGGATAAGGTTAGAATTAACGATCTTAACATTTTGTCTCGCATCGTCTAAAACATGCGCAAAATGAATAGCTGAGTATTCACCACCGATTTTATAGTTAACATTTCCAACCGCTTCTTTTACTTCTTCGTGAATAGCCATTTGTGGCCTCCTAGTATGTCTGTTGATTATTATAGGGTGCTATAATACCAAGGGTATCAAGAAATTAAAATATTAACTTTATTTAGTTTTTGTAAAGTTGATATAATAGAATAATAGATATCCTTTCATTTCTGCGTATGTAAAAACAAACGAGTGATCTTAAAATAGATGACTCGTTTTTTTGTTTAATGTACTATCAGTACATCTGTAATCGATCTATTTGTTGAGGCAATAAAAAAGGCATGAAATTAGATTTTTTTTCAATTTTCACACATATTCTTTATTATGTTGATCTACGTATTTCTAGCCAATAAACTCTTAGTGCGGTTATAACTAGCCTACCTATCCCTCTTCGGAGGGTTCTTTAATCACCCTCTAACAAAAGTCTTTCAATTGCTTTATTAGATAGATCCCATAGTGTCTTATAATTTAGTTGTGTTGCAATCTTTTCTCTAAGCTGATCTTGGACTTGTTGTGTCTTTAAATATTGTCTTAATAGATGACATATTTCTTCATTAACAACTTTTTTGACAGCCTTTTGCCAACCAAAGTCTCTTATCTCTCTATCAAGAATCTGCTTAAATTCTTTTCCTAAAGATGATTTTATTATTTCTTCGCTTATATATTTATTGATGTCTTCTGATTTTATGTCAATATTAATTGTCATGTACTTTTCTCTATAGCTTTTATGTATAGAAAGCTTACGTCAAAATTTGACATAAGCTTACTAACTTAAGAAACAGTCGCAGATCCAGCAACTATTAAAAAATGTACTAACTTATTTGGAACTTGCCAGCAAGTGCTTTCTGGAAAAGCCAAAGATCATTTTTACCTTTAGGCAAAGTATATTTTTTTTCACAATTTACTAATTTTTATTTTACTTTTGGAAGGTTGGGGTATATGTTTTTGTGACTTTGAGGGCAGAAAAAAATTGGTACTTCTTACTGCCCATATAAAAGCGTCATCTGTATGAACCCAGATGCGCTTTCAATAGCTTATTCAGAGCAGAAAGGGAAGCGGAAAATGTCAAAAATTACAAAACTACCTGTCAAAAAAAACAAAAAAAATTCAAACAACGCAAAAAATGTCACTCAAGTCTTTTCTCATATAGAAAAGATGTCTATAGATAATTGTCATGCGGCAATAAAATCAGGCATCCCATTTTCGATGGTTCCTAATTTCGTTTATAAGATGGGTTTGACCGCTCAAGAATTCACGCTTTGGACTTATCTAAGATCTCTTCATCCTGAAGACAATCCTAAAACTGAAGCTATAGCTAGAGCTCTGAAGCTTAGTAAGGCAACAATAAGAAAGTGTGAGGCTGTTCTGATTGAAAAGAATATGCTTGTTAAGGAGCTTGTTTCATTTCATGAAAATCCAAAATCAAATTCGCTTATTTCGGTAGTCTATCACTTCCCTCATTGCTACTACTGGAAAGATAGTGTTGCTCAAGAGTTCTTTCAAAAGAACCCCGATAAGATCCCTGATGAGAAATATTACCTAATGTCTCCTTCTATCAAAGCCATAAACGACTATCGCAAGTCAGGTCAAAATAGTACTGAGTCAGGTCAAAATAGTACTGAGTCAGGTCAAAATAGTACTGAGTCAGGTCAAAATAGTACTGAGTCAGGTCAAAATAGTACTGACACCATTTCAGAAGATACTGAAAATACTAGTGCTAATTCAGATATTCACAACCAACAAAAAGAGTATAAAAAGAAGAATAAAAAAGAATCTAAAATGTATGTATGTAAAAAGGAAAAAAATCATCCAGCCAGCCAGTCAAAAAAATTCACTAATGCTATCATGTTTGAAAGGTATCTCTTTCAAAAGAAAGGCAGCAACTACCTCGATTACATCTCTCTCAACGATGAGGTCCGAAAGCTGATGGACGAATTTGGGGAACAGGGGCCAACAGAGTTCTTAGATTTTCTTAAAGCTGAGATCACTGATATTGCTTCCAAGGGCTTTCGTTTTCACCCCGAAAACTGGAATTACATGGTATCAAAATTTAGAAATCAAAAACATGTCAATTCAGTATAAAATTTCTCATTATTTATACAAAATTTTAGCTACGTAACTAAAATATTTTTGCTACGTAACTAAAATTCGCATAAATAATTTTTAGTACATTTTCATCAATGAAAGAATATACTTTAAGTACATCTATTTTTTTACTATTTACAATAAGCTATATATATAGTATAAAATCACTCTCAAAAATTATTACACTATATATATAGTAATGAGGAACGTACTATGAATAATGAAGAAAAAAAGACCCCTTTGATATATGAGCGCATTTCAAAGGTAATGGAAGATCTTAGCGCAGTTGGAAAGAACCAGATAAACCAACAGCAGAGATTCAACTTTAGAGGTATTGATGATGTATACAATGCTGTGCATTCAGCTATGGCAAGGCATCAAGTATTCACCACTTCTACGATCTTAGAAGCATCAGAAAAAGAGATAACTAGTGGACGTGGTGGAAAAGGCACTCACATAAAAGCTAAGTATGAATATACTTTCTATACCGTCGATGGCAGCTGTGTAACAACCATTACAATGGGAGAGGGGGTAGACTATGGAGACAAGGGATACAACAAGTGTGCTTCAATCTCTCACAAATACGCTCTAATCCAAATATTCTGCATACCGACAGAAGACATGGCCGAACCCGATAAAGAGGTACATGAAATTAAATACGAACCGATAAACAAACAACAACCGCCTCAACAACAACCGCACCCTTCTGATCTCAAGAAAAAAATCGAACAGATGGCCGATGCTTTCAAGGGAGTCGGAGTTGTCGTTGAGCAACTTACAAAGTATCTGAATATAGAATCAATAGGACAGATACAACCACAACAATTAAAGGCATTAAGTAATCTGTATCAGTTGATCAAAAAAGGCGAAGCTGAACCCTCTCAGATATTCAAGCCCAATACTATTAAAGATCATATGAAAGAACAGCTAGCAAGTGAAGCAGAGACCATTGCGCTAAGGAATGAATGCCTTACTCTTTTGGGTACTGCTTCGATGATAAAAGAGGACGCTTTATCGCAAAAAACAGCCTTGTCGGTAAATGATTTTAAGAAGAAAATCGAACTAGCAAAGACTAATGATGAACTGAATGGTATGAAAAAAATATTGGTCGAAGTGTTGGCAGATAAAGAGGGGGATGAAAATGAAAACACACATGCTTGATAAGACTTTCGATTCATCTACACAAGCAGGAAAAGCCGGTCTTTGTGGTGCAGTATGGGTTTCAAGGTATACTGAATTCTGGGACGAAGTTGATTGCAAAAGATGTTTAAAGCTCAAAAACAAAGAAGAAGAGATATATAAAAAGCGCAAAATTATACTTGATAACATCGCATCAAAAGGATGATAAATGCCAAAGCTAGATCAAGAAAATCGAAATGCTGCCTACTTTAATAGAAAAAATTGAAAAAGATCTCATTTTTTTAAAAAAGCAATTAGAAAAAACAACAAACTAGAGCAAAAAAAACGCACGTCAAAAGCCTACCTGTTCACTCCCTCCTTTATCTGCACACACATCCTGCCACTAGATCACTCGTGCGTTGCTCATTTTTTTGATACTGTAGCCTCAAATTAAAAAAAAGAGGTGCGGTGTGTTAGAAACAGATATACAGAAAGCTATTATGAAATATCTCAAAGCTAAAGGGTATATGGTATGGAAGAACTTGACAGAAGGTGCTCGGACAGGTGGAAGGGGTAGGGGTAAAAATCCTAACAAAGGTATCCCTGATATCTGTGCGGTTAAGGATGGTGTTACTCATTATATCGAGATCAAAAGACCTGAAGGAAAATTATCAGAGCATCAGATTAAATGGCATCAGGAGGCTTATAGGCATGGTGTGATAGTGCATGTAGTAACATCGTTGGATCAGATAAAGGAGATTTTTTAATGATTAAAAAAAATAGAGCACTTAGGCGATATGAAAAAAGTGTTCATAAAAACAAGGCAAAAAATTCAAGATACGATGATCCTTTAGTAAATCAAACAACAGATTTTAAGTTGCAGTTAATAGAAAGAGATAAAAACCCCAGATGTGTGAGAGGTTTTTATTCTAATGACATGATAAGTATTCAAGAATTTGAATATGAAGATATGTTTGTTCTAGGTTTTAGGCATAACACTCAAAAGAAAGATATTCCTTGGTCAGTAAAGCAGTATTGGAAAAATAAATTAGGGTATGAAAGTTTTTTCGGTTATGAAGCTTTTCCATCTATTACTGAAACAGTAGACGAAGCAAATATGTATTGGATCATGATCCCTAAAAAAGATATTAAATTAAAGATTTTTGATAGAAAATTCTTTCCAGACGCATAGGAGAGCATGCAAATGCTATGGACAAACCTAAAGATAGATCAAATGGTTAAGATAGGTGAAAACATCACGATCATTTTAAAGAAAAAAAAAGGAAATCAGATACTCTTAGGCATCGAGTGTCCCAAGGATCAAAAGATAGAAAAGGAGATTTTTGATAATGAAGACAATTAAAAGAAAAGATCTTTATTATATGCATGGTTATGAATCATATATAAAAGAATGTAATTCCATGATTGATAGAGTGTTTAGCCAATGTATTTATCTTGGCAAATCCAATGGCATTAATTTTACTTGGAATAAGGATTTTAAAGAAAACATAACAACAGATGAATCAAATATAATCATTAATACTATAAACGCTTTTTGCAATACAGAATTTGTGTTTGATGATTAGGAGTTGATAATATAGATGAAAAACAAGCTTTAGACGAGATTAAGAGAAGATCTGAAGAAGCAAAAAATAGATAATGCAAGCCATTCTAGGATATTCCTAATCACCAAATTTTGAGCAGGTAAGGCTTGCTCTATACTTATAGCATAGGAAAATAATTATGACACAGAAATATAAATGTAGATACACTCTGATACCAGAAGCAGGTGAATTCGATGAATCTGAAATCAAAGCATCACAAGGTGGCTGTGATTCTTTCATACATCTATCGATGCTATATCCTTCTGATGGTTCTTACCAGCAAGCTATGTATGGTTTTGACGGTAACAATGGTGGAAAGCCACCAAGCAAAACAGATCTATTTAAAGCATGGATACTGATGTGCAAAAATATATTGGATGATGAAACAGCAGAAGGCACTTTAGAAGACTGGCAAATAGTTATATTGGAGCATGCTTGGGAGTTAATGACAAAAGTTATGGGTGTAACTCCAAATGGAAAAGAGCCTACAGGATTGATTAATAATGATGTTTGAATACAGAGATAGCGCATCAACTATCCAAAAAAATATGCTCAGACTCGTAGTCAAAAAGTATGGTTCAAAGGTAAAAGTTGCCGAATTATTGCAAATTTCCAGACAGCAATTATTAAGGTATGAATCGGGAAAACATATTATGAGATTGGATACTTATCTTAGGCTGAAGGTGTTAAGAGATCTGTGATAAGAGTAACATATTTGATACATCTAAAAAGGGATTATAATGACCATCAAAGAAAAAAAAGTTCCGGCAAAACCCGTCTTAACAAGGCTTGTTTGTGAAAAGTGTAATGCCAAACCTCGGCTAGTGGGTGGTACTAATGGAGATCCAATAAAAAAGGAACAACCTACGTACATATACCAATGTCCTGAATGCGGTGTATCTCAAGTAACAGGCAGAGAGTACCCCATATTAAATTTTGAAGAGAGTAAGGAATAAATAATGTGCAAGTGCAATCCAACCATTAGAACCCCTTATTGCGGACGTGGTGACTGTGTATGGCCACACCAAAAGGTTAGACTCACACCTAACCAAAGAAAAGCTAGGGAGCGTATAGACTTCTATGAGAGTAGAATATTGCCTTTGTTGTCCGGTGTTAAACGAGATCATCTCTTAACCCAAAGCGAAAGAGATCAAATAGCTCACCTATTTAGAAAAGGACTTTTTGATTTAAAAAAGATGCTAGAGGAAAAGTCATGACAATTCCATTTTTTATAATTGTATTCGGGCTAGTCGGATGGTCTTTAGCAGGTATCTTTATCTGTGACAAAATCGATGTATATAGGCAGAAAAGGAAGAGAGTAAAAGAACACCAGAAAAGCATTAATATAACAACTAGGATCAAATGCCCTCGCTGCTTAAGCGCAACAACAATTTCAGGAATACAATCAGGAAAAGTTATAAGAACTGCGGTATGTGATAATTGTGGTAAAGCTATCATCTTTAGATCGAATATAGAGGTAATTGCAAAAAATGCAGTCACAACACATACAAAAATGGAAATCATGGTTGTTGCAGATCGAACGAAAGATAATGTTATCCCTTTAGTGAAAAACTAGACCGCACCGCACATTTCTGTTATAATTCCAGATAAATACCAAGGAGAGTTATAATGGATGAAAGTTCTATCCAAAGATTAGTAATAGTTTGTCTTATCTTTTTTATTGTATTGTTCAGTTCAATTGGTGCTGTTATTGGCTGGCTTATATGGGGGTAGCATGGCTAGACCGTCAAAGATGACAGAAAAAAAGATAAAGGAGCTTGAAAAGCTTTGCCGTTTGTATCCTACTCTAAAGGATTGCGCTGCTTATTTGGAAGTTAATGAGCGCACGATAGAGAGATATATTAAAAAGGAATATAAGACTGGTTTTGTCGATTATCGAGAACGTTTTATGGTACAGACACGACTTAAGCTAGTACAGGTAGCAATAAACAAAGCGCAAAGCGGCAATGTAAAGATGCTTATATTTTGCTTGAAAAACCTTTGTGGTTGGGCAGAAAAGTCTGAAATAGGCCATTCAAGTGATGGTTCTTTAGCTCCTACGACAGTCAATATCATCCCTGCTGAATTTGAAGACAATAAAGAATCAACAAATGAATGAAGTGAATATTAAACTACCCCCTAAGCTTTGCAATATATTTGCGAAGCCTAGAGGTAGTGTTAGATACCGATGTGCTTATGGTGGTAGGGGTTCAGGAAAGTCGAAAGGCTTTGCTATTATGGCTGCGGTTTATGGTGCTACTGAAAAGATAAAGATCCTTTGTTGTCGTGAAATTCAAAACTCGATTAAAGATTCTTTTCATGCAGAATTGAAAAGTGCTATCGAAATGGTGCCATGGCTTAAGTCTAAATACCAAGTTGGTATTGACTTCATACGTGGTCATAATGGCACCGAATTCCTTTTCAAAGGGCTGC